AAAATTAAATATGTATTTTTTTAGCCAAAGAAGTTTAATAGTGAAAAATTTGGATAATGGCGTAAGTAAAATAAAACAAAGATACTTAGATGAAAATTCAAAGGATGAAGAAATTAGGATAATAGAGGCGTTAATAAATAATTTCTCTAGTAAAAAAATAAAATTAACCAAGGAAATAATATTTAGTAAAAACAGGACAAGAGAAGCATCAGAGGCTAGATTCGCAGGAATTTATATTGTTAAAAAGTATTTTATAAAAGATATTACATTGAATGGACTAAGTAATTGGTTTACTTTAGAAAAAAAAGACCACACTACGATAATTAATTCATTAAATAAGTTTAACGACTTTATGGAATATGACCCTTTTTTCAGGAAAAAATATAATAAAGTTTTACAAGAATTAAAACATATATAAAAATAAAAATTATAAGCGGGAAAGGGTTTGAAATAATCGATAAATTGCTAGACAGAGGGATAGGAAGGACAACACAGCAGATAGACGTAACAACAGATGGGGAGAAGTTAAACCAAGTACAAATATTCAGCATCCCAGACAATGGAAGAGATTCTGACGATAAAATATAATATAACCAATGGATGGCTTCTAAATTTACGCATAAACAAGATTATTTATTGTACTATTATAATATTTAGTGAAACATTTATTGCGAACAGTTAAAAAGCAAATAATAAAGCTCATTTGAAAAACAAAACTTAAATAGAAATGATGAAACCAAAAGAAAAGGCACAAGAAATATTCAACAAAATGTATCAGGTAGATGATATTATGGGTAACTATCCAATGTGCTTTGACACTGCTAAAAAATGTGCCTTGATTGCCGTTGATGTAATACTGATTGATTGTGCAAGAGATTGGTCAGGCGATGAAGCGTGTGCTGTGATAAATTATTGGCAGGAAGTAAAGTCTGCAATTTCGGATGTTCAGCACTGCCTATAACGGTTTGGGTATTTATGAAGCAGGGGAAATTTAGCACAAATGTTCAATTTACCCATACCGTTTAATAGTAGTACAAATGTTCAAATGACATTAGTAGTTACCGAAATCACAGACAAAAGAGTAATCGGATTTTCAAAAGAAAGATTTGATAAAACAGGAAAAAAAGAAACAATGAGTTTAGAGTTTACAACAATAATGAACCCACATTACAATAAAAATTTACAGATAATCAAATAAAAAAAATAAGCCCTCCAAATTGTGGGGGCTTATGCCTACTGGCTTAGTGTCAAGTTAATCCAAATAAGACAATGCAAATAAAAGAAATTATTGCAGAAATGCAAAAGTACGGATTAAATCAAAATGACATTTGTCAAGATTTAGGGTTCAACAAAGGCGACCTTTCAAGTTATTTGAGTGAGAAGAAACCTTTGCCAAAGTCAAGGGCTAAGTCGCTTTTTTGGTATTTTAAATATAAAGAATTGTCAAATAGTGGTGCTTCTTAGAATTGTGCATAACGGTTTGCAGCTACCAGAAGGGCGGGATTTTGAAAACAAAAGTTGAAAATTATGGATAAAGTTGAATTGAAAGACGAAACGGCAATTTTGCCAAACCAGTGTTATGTGCCGTTAATTTTTCTTGATGTAGATGGTGTATTTAATTGTCAAATATTTTACCATTCAAAGCAATTTCAAGATTATAAAGAGGCAAAAAAAACACTTCGTAAAATCCTAAAAGCAAAGCAAATTGAAAGAATGGAATATTATTCATCTCAAATTTGTAGAGAACGAATACAATGGTTTAATGAATTGTGCAAAGAAATAAATGCAGAAGTGGTTGTTAGTTCTACTTGGCGAATAGGTAAAACAGTTGAACAACTACAAGAAATATTTGATTATTGCGGTGGCACATTTAAAGTTATTTCTAAAACCGAACATTTAGGATATGAAAGAGGTGTTGAAATATCAAAATGGTTAAAAGATAATATCAAACCAGAAACTCACGGATGCCATTATTTTAATTTTCACAAATACGCCATAATTGATGATGATAGCGATATGCTTTTAAATCAACGTTTCAACTTCTTTCAAACGGACAATTATTCAGGATTAACCCCTAATACTTGTTACAAGATAAAACGATTTATTATTGGTAAAACTTTAGGTGTGTCGGCTTAATGGCACACACACGACGGATGACGCTATACGAAGGAGGCGATTATTAGCACAAAAGTTCATCCCTTGCACAATGTTCAATAGGATTACAAATGTTCAAAATTAGTACGTCAGCCCTGCTTTTGCCAATGCAATGTTAGCGCTTTCGTCAAACGATAATAAATTTTAAAGAAATGAATACAATAATTAACAATGAAAAATCATTTAAGAAAACACTTAAATTTTTTAAAAAGTATTTTGAAAACGTAAAGCATATAAAAAACGATACTTCGCATTTAGCAAGTCGTTCACAAAACTTTTTCAGCATAATACTTTTTGAAAACAGAGGCAAAATTTTTTCAGTAAAATGGAATTACAACCATTCCACTTTATTTTTTGGCGACATTACTAAAAACAAAAAAACAACTTTTCAATATGTTTTTACAAAAATGGCTTTTGATGAGTGTTATCCAATTGAAGAAATGAATAATGCAAATATTGTCTTTTGGGAATACGAGATAATTCACCCAAACGATGATATGCCACAAGTCATAAGTCCATTAAGAATGCCTATTACGAAGCGGTCATAGCATATCAGCTAACGTTTCTCGGCTTGCTGTCAGGGCGGGAATTATAGCACAAAACTTAAATAGAATTACTAACTTTTAAATAACAACAAAATGTCAAGATTAAAATTCAAACCACAATTAATGCACTCAATTAGAGGCACACGTTACAGCTATCAAGTAACAAAAAAAGTAGATAATACACCAGGCTTTGCACCTGATTATTATATTATGGAAGTATGTGATATAGTTGTAAGATTCACAGATGATACAATATATTTTCAATTTTCGGATAATTGTCCAAATATGATTTCAAATGAAGAATTACAAGAAATTGTTGATTATGCAAAGAAGGGATTTGTAGAATCTGATTTTGAAAATGTAACGCCTTCCTAAAATGGCATATAACGTTGAAGCATTGGCGAAGGCAGGGAATAGTAGCACTTCTGTTCAATTACTTATCGATGCCCAATAGTATTACAAATGTTCAAAATTAGTACGTCAGCCCTGCTTTTGCCAATGCAATGTTGTACGTAGCTTTTTTATTAAATCGTTAAAAATGAAAATATCAAATAGAAATTATAATAGAATAGAAAGGCTTTATCTTTTTTGTTGGCTATATACAGCCCATAGGGATTTTGATTTGGCAAAAAGAATAGCAAAAAACAAACCTTTAAATTGGAATCAAGCTGAAAGTTTATCTGATTTTTGTAATCAAATAGTAGTAACGAAGGAAACAAAGCCACAAGAATTTATTTCAGAAGAAAATGAAAGCTCGGATAATGCTATTGATAAATATTTGGCACTTAAAGATTGTATTGAGCAAGTAAAATCAAGATTAGGGGCGAAAGGTAAAAATGAATTATATAAATCTGTCAAGGCTTTTTATAGAAAAAAATCATATTGTTATCAAATGGATAGTTTTTATACTTTTCTTATTAATGGTTTTTTTATGTATGCCAATAGAATGATTACTTTTCAAGAATTTATAAATAATTATTGTTTTGAAGTGTCATTATTCAGTGGCAAAAGGTCGCCTATAAAGTTAAGGTACGTAATTAAAATGTCAAAACATATTTTAGAATGTTAGTGTCTTTTAAAGTTACGTACAACGTTGAGCATATACGAAGGCAGGGCTTTGAAATACTAAAGCTCGTTTACTTCCTAAAGTTCAACCAACGTACAAAAGCTGAAAATTTGCACTTTTGACCTGCTTTTGTATATGTAATGTTGGCAGTAGTGCTTTTTATTCACAATTAAATTATTTTAAAATGAAAACATTTCTTTGGTTATTATTCTTTGTTGCTGTTATGATTTACAGCTCAAAACCTATTATTACACTTAAACCTTTCTCATTGGTCTTTGAAAGCCCTTACACTCCATTTGCCATTTTGTTTTTGGTCATTTCTATTAGCTTATTTAATATTCAAAGTCGCAAAGATTTAAGGAAAGAATTAATCCAAGAATATTATCGTGCTGGGTTAAAAGATGGGAGTGAACAAATGATTGAATTATTAAATGATGAGTTGAAAAAACAAGGTAAAGATGCTAAGGTTACAATTGTCGATGGCAACGGTTCTTAGCATTACTGCCAACGTAAAAGCATACCCGAAGTAGGGGATAAATAGTAGAAAATTTTAAATTAAGCACTAATGAATATAGAAAGCACTAAACCCGATTTAACCACGGATGCCCCTCTTTTGGGTATGCAGTGTTATGCACAGGTTTTTTTAGGGGATTGTTTAATTAAGTTAAAAGACATAAAATCCGAAAGTATAGATTTATTATTAACAGACCCGCCCTATAAAATCATAACTGGCGGAGATAGTAATGGTAAAAATTCAATTAGACCAAAAGGGATATTGAGTGGCAATAGGGAACTAATGAAATCAATTCCAAATTTTGAAGATTGGTTATCAGAATGTTTTAGGGTATTAAAAAATGGAACTCACGCATACATAATGGTTAATTCTACAAATCTTTTAGAAATGGCTAATAAAATAGAAAAGGCAGGTTTTAAAATACATAACTTTTTGATATGGAAGAAAAACAATTGCACACCTTCTCAATTTTACATGAAGAATTGCGAGTATGTTATTTTTTGCAGAAAAGGCAAAGCAAAGTACATTAATAGTATGGGTGATAGTAAGACTGTACACGAATTTAATAATATAATTGGGAACAAAGTACATCCAACCGAAAAGCCAATAGGATTAATGCAATACTATATTTTAAATTCTAGTAATGAAAACGATTTAGTATTAGACCCTTTTATGGGTAGCGGAAGTACTGGTGTAGCTTGTAAAAATATTAATCGAAATTTTATAGGAATAGAGAAAGACGAAGCATATTTTAAAATTGCAGAACAGCGAATAAACGCACGGACGCTGTTTTCTTAAACTTGTGCATAACATATAAATATACGCAACAAAAAAGTAAAAAAATAAGTATAATCAATTGATTGTAAATAGTTTTATTTTACTATATTTGTAAATAAAGAAAAAATAAAATGGTAATAAAATACGGATTAACATATAATAATATTAGGTATGGATGGGTAAAAAAAGAATTATATAGATTACCTGTTAAAATAGGTAATAGGTATTACTGCCTTAAAAAACTAAAAAATATAAAAATTGGTAATAATTTTGGATATAGGCTAAGTCAAAAGCCTTTTACAAACGCACAACTAGAAGAATTAACAGTTTTAATTGAGCCATATTTTGTAAATAAAATAAATGATATAAGCACACCTTTTTAAACAAAAAAAATGGAAACAAAAATAGTATTTGAAACATTGAACGCAATTAATGTAAACCAAAAAACGGAGAAAAAAAATAATTTAACATATTTAAGCTGGGCTTGGGCTTGGGCAATTATTAAGAAAAATTATCCTGATGCAAATTATGCTGTAGATAAATATGGCGGCAAACCTTATTTATTTGATGAAAATCTAGGCTACTTAGTAAGTACTAATGTAACTATTTGTGGAGAAACAATACCTATGCAATTGCCTGTAATGGACGGGGCAAATAAAGCACAGAAAAACATTCAATATACTTATGAGGTTGCGGAATGGGTAAATGGTAGAAAAACAGGCAAAAATATTGAAAAAAAGGTAGAATCAGCCACAATGTTTGACATAAACACGGCAATTATGAGATGCCTTACAAAGAATTTAGCAATGTTTGGATTAGGATTATACATATATGCTGGTGAGGATTTGCCTGAGACTACAGAAGGCAATAAAATAGATAATACATCAGAATTTATAAGAGTGTCAAAGGAAATATCTAACATTAAAACAATAGAAGATTTGAGAGAATATTGGACAAAAAATAAAGATATTGTAACCAAAAATAAAGCTATTGAATCGTTGTTTATTAAAAGAAAAATTGAAATAGAAAATCAAAATGGTAGTATTATTTGATTTTGACAGCTTATTGTATAAGTGTGTTTATCGCATATATTCAATATCTGATATTAAAGAACTTTTGAAAGTTTTAGACAAAGAAAATATTCGGGAGTTAATAGTAGATACTGCACTTTCTAGGCTAGAAAATCAAACGTTACGAATATTGACCGATATAGAGAATTTAGGTGTACATATTGACCCTTTATCTATTGAGTATTATGTAACTGATTGTAGGGATTCTTTTAGGAAAAAAATAAATAAAGATTACAAAGCCAATAGAATTAAAACTAAACAATCGGGAGTTATAATAAAATGGGTAAGAAAAATACGTGAAATAGTAAAAGATAAATATAATGCAAAATATAGTTATACTCATGAGGCAGATGATTTAATAGCTGAAAGGGCTAGAGAATTAGGGTCAGACAACTATATAATTGTTTCTTTAGATAAAGATTTAAAACAAATATTAGGTATTCATTACGATTATTACATCGACAAAAAAACAAAAGAAACAAGGGGTCTTTCTGTAACAACTGAACATGATTCTGTATATATGTTATGTTATCAAATGTTAACAGGCGATGCTGGGGATAATGTAAAAGGTTTGAAAAATATTGGAGATAAAAAAGCAAAAAAAATATTACTAGGTAAAAGCAAAATAGGAATGATAAAATCCGTCATTGAAAAATATAAACAGCTATCAACACGAGAACACATGAAAGAAACATATAAGTTGATTAAAATATAAAAATATTTTTAAAAAACAGCTTAAAAGTTGTATATGTAAAATAAAATAATTTACTTTGAATAAATAATTAATAATAAAATGAAGCAATTAACAAAAGTTGAACTATCAGAAATTAAAAATACATCTATTAGATGCTTAAAATGTTTCGATTTCTTAGATGCAAATGAAGACATGGAGTTAGTGTTCGGAATGATGTGTCTTATTGTCAGGCAAGATTTTAGTCTTGATTTAACCCCAAACGCTTATTTAATGAATGGAGTATTAAGGATAGATTGGATTGAGGATTCACGGCAAGAAATTAACGAAAGAAAATACTATAAAGATTCTGATTCAATCTTAGATGCAATAAACACATCTCATACAGAGAATTGTTTTAAACACATTTGCCATTTTGTTTTGGTGTGCTATATATTATATGTAATAAAAAAAGATGTAAACCAATATTTGTAATTATTAAAAAAAAAAATTAAAACTATGCCAATAAAATTATTAGAAAAAATACAAAAAACAATGCACTCAATTTTAATATTTTCTTTTGTTGCGATTATAATAGTTTCAGCAATTGTAGTTATTATAGACATAAACAATATATTAAAATATTTATGATACACACAAAAAAAGTGATATAATGATAATTTTAAAATAAAAGTAAAATAATATGCCAGATATTACAATTTGCAAAAATGAAGACTGTCAAATATCTTATATGTGTTGGCGGTTCAATTGTCCACCAAGTCAATACCAACAAAGCTATGCAAAGTTTGAACCGCAGATAGATGAAGTGTTGGATGAAGTAGAATGTAAAATGCATCTAGAAACACCAAATAATGAGAAGTCAGATGTTGTAAGGCTGGGGGGGGGGGGGGGTTAAATGCCCTATAACAGTTTTCGGCTTTGTGCAGGTGGGGATTTGAAAACCAAAAGTTTAAATTCAGCACAAAAGACAAATTGAAAAACTGCTGTTGAATTTAGCAATTCATCCCCACTTACACAAAACCGATGTTAGCCGTATGTGCTTTCTCGGTGTTCAAATTGTTAAACTTTAAAAAATAAATAAAATGGGATTAGATGTAAGAACTTATGGTAATATCAAACTTGCCGAAAATGGGGAAGATGCAGAATTCACAGCCTATGTTATTGATGAAGATTGGAAACACAAAATTAAAAACCTACAATACGACAAAGCATATAATGGCGATGTTATTTTTAGAGGTGTTTCTTATCCATATTCAGCACACAATAGGTTTAGAGAGAAACTTGTAAAACTTGTAGGTCGTGAAGATTTATTAGACAATGAGGGTAAAATAAAGTGGGATGAACTCCCAACTGAAATACCATTTTATGACCTTATAAATTTCGCTGATAATGACGGTTGTTTAGATTGGGAAGTTTCAAATACTATTTACTCTGATTTTGAAAAGTATAATGAAAAAGCAAAATTAGAGATGAATGAATACGATTATCCAAAGTATGAAACTTGGTTAGAAACTTTCAAGTCGGCTAAAAATGATGGTGTCGTGGTGTTCTCGTAGCATTGGGCATAACGTGCAGGGCTTTGTTTTGTTTGGGAATTTGGCAAAAAATGAGGAAGAAATACCAGGAATTAAAATAATATGTCCTATAGTGACAATACCAGGACATAGCCCAAGAGTAAGAATACTGAAACTTAATGAAGAAGGGAAGTATACGCAAGTCGTAGCAGGAGAATTTATCTCTAGAATAGACGAGAAAGATTACTATTATATTGGTTATAGAATAAAAGAAGAATGGCATATACTGTCTGGAGGAAAAATATGGTTGTAATTTTGTTTAATGATGAATTATACAAAGTATCACAATCGTGTAAGCGGTTACGCTTTCGGTTCGGGCGGTTGGCGTTCGTTGCCGACTTTGGAACACGAATTTTTAACTTAAAAACAAATTTGATATGGAAAACAGAAATTCAATTAACCACGAAAACGGCAATGACGCTAACCGCTTGTTAGCGGATAGTTCTTTACACGCTTTCCTTGAATATGAAATTAGAAGCAGTTGGTGGGCTTCTTTGATTGGTTGGGATTGGGGACAAGAACTATCAGGAAAATACTTTGCTTGGAAAACGAGACGGAAATATGAACGCTACAAAATATCTAAGATGTGGGAGCAGCGGGTAAAGAATTTCCGCTAACGTTTTGCAAATTGGCGTTGTTGCCTCACAAATGTTTAATTGAAACACTAAATTTAATAATATGGGAAATGATAATTTAAAAACGGAAAGCAATAACGCCAATGTGCTGTTAGGTGCTGGGTTTGTTTACTTAGTAGAATGTTCATCAGGAAGTTGGGATAGTTACCATTGGTGGGTTGGAGGAATATTTGAAAAGCAAGAAGATGCGGATAAATACGCACAAAATTTAAAAGATGAAAATAAGCGATTAAAAGAAATAGAATGCCCAATTAAAACACCTGTTGAGGATATGACAGATGAAGAAGAAACAGAATATTATAGGTGGTGGAATGGTAACAATGATGCTATGGAATGGGAAGGAGCAAAAGTTAAGCAGTATCACGTAAACAAACCTTGCACCTAAATTGTAAATATACGCAACAAAAAAGTAAAAAAATAAGTATAATCAATTGATTGTAAATAGTTTTATTTTACTATATTTGTGAATAAAAAAATGATTAAATTAAATGAAAAAAAGGCTAAAAGAGTTAAACATAAAAAGAAGAAATAAAGGATTACTACCAGTTCGTATAACTGACATATCAACTAACTGCAAGGAATTAACTAAGGAAGGACTTTTAAGAAAAATGTCAACCAGGACAGTATATAAGGTATTAAATGAACATAAATGTAGATTGTGTAGCGTTCAAAGAGTATTAGATTATTTGAACTCAAAAGAGGTATGAAAACTTGCAGACAATGTCGAATTAAAGCAGATTGTAAGAGGTATAATATTTATAATTTCTGCTCATACGAATGTGCGGCTTTATTTTCGTTGAATTATATAAAAAAACAAAAACAAAAACAAGACAAAAATAGACAAAAAGAGTTAAAAATAAAATATGATTTAGGAGTAAGTTTGAAGGTTCAGTTTCAAATATTAATAAACGAGATAGTAAGGCTAATAGATTACGGTCAAAACTGCATATCTTGTGAAAAAAATATAGCAAATGAAAAACACGACGCAGGACACTTATTCCCAGTATCTAGTAATTGTACGATAAGGTATAATTTGCTAAACATATACAGCCAATGCACTTATTGCAACCACCACTTAGGGGGCAATCAAGTAAATTATTTAATAAGTCTACAAAAATTATTTACAGAACAAGAATGTAAAGAAATAATAGAGCTTCCTCAAAAACACAAAGAGCTAAAGCTAATGAGGCATGAATTACAAGGAGCAATAGAACAAGCCAAAAAAATAAAAAAATGGTTAAAAGAGGACAATAAGACACTTACAATAACGCAAAGAATAGAATACAGAAAAGAAATAAATAATATAATAGGAATATATGGCACATGACAACAAGGGAGGTAACCAATACATAGAGAAATGGACACTAGAAGAATCCGAAGAGTTTTTAAAAAAAGCGGTAAAACTCTCAAATAGCAGAGAGTTTGACTTTATAGGTGAAGTTGCAAAAGAACAAGGGTCGTACCACCATGTATACAAATACATTGTAGACAAGTTCCCAAGCCTTAAAGAGTACTTGGTAGAAATAAAATCGAACTGTGAAACCAATTGCTTTTTCAACGGAAAAAAAGGTAACATAACACCAAGCCTGTCTATAATGAACCTCAAATCAAATCACGGATGGACTGATAGGATAGAGAGTAAGAATGATAACACAGAAAAGGTAACTATTAACTGGGTAGAGGAGAAGACATATAACACTAATTCGGAATTTGAAACTAACAGTTAAACAAACGGTAGCACTTGACTATTTGGGAGATAATATTACGAAAGAGGTTCTTTTTGGAGGTGGAGCAGGTGGAGGTAAATCTGCGTTAGGCTGTTATTGGATTCTAAAACAGTGCATAAAATATAGCGGTTCAAGATGGCTAATAGGTAGGGCTAGGCTTAAGACATTGAAGGAAACAACTTTAATGTCTTTTTTTGAAATATCAAAGAAACAAGGGATTAGTGCATCAATAATGAGTTACAATCAACAATCAGGGACGGTAAACTTTTTTAATGGTAGTCAAATATTATTAAAAGACTTAGATTATTACCCAAGCGACCCTAATTACGATGAGCTTGGGTCTCTTGAAATTACAGGAGCTTTTATCGACGAATCTAATCAGATAACAAAAAAGGCTAAACAAATAGTAGGGTCACGAATAAGGTATAAACTAGATGAGTACAATGTTTTGCCAAAGATATTAATGACCTGCAACCCCGCAAAGAATTGGGTTTATGACGAGTTTTATAAGCCACATAGAGATGGGAATATATTAGAGTATAGGGCGTTTGTATCTAGTTTAGTTACAGATAATGTACATATAAGTAAGCACTATATAGACAATCTAAAGGTTTTAGACGAAGTTAGTAAGCAAAGATTACTATATGGTAATTGGGATTACGACGACAGCAAAGATAGGCTAATAGAATACGATAGCATACAAGACTACTTTACAAATTCTCACGTACAAAAAACTGGTAAAATATACATAACAAGCGATATCGCAAGAAAGGGCAAAGACAAGACCACTATTAGGGTATGGGATGGGTTTGTGTGTTTTGAAGTTCACGAGCTTACACATTCGCTAATAGACGAAACGGCTAATTATATTAAAAACTTATCTATAAAATACAATGTACCAATGTCTAGGGTTGTAGTAGATGAAGACGGTGTAGGCGGTGGAGTTCGTGATATATTGCGTTGCTTAGGATTTGTAAACAACGGCAGAGCAATAGGCAATGCAAACTACGCAAATCTTAAGACGCAATGTACTTGTATCGTTGCCCAAATGATAGTAAATAAAGAAATGTACGAATACCCAACTATTTACAGAGATAATATAACACAAGAGATGGAGTCTGTTAAATATACTAATATAGATAAAGATGGTAAGGTGTCTATATTAGGCAAAGATAAAGTAAAGGAGATTATAGGACGCTCCCCAGACCATTGGGACAGCATCATGATGCGAGGCTATTTCACATTATTACAACGTGCTTAATTGTACTATTTTAATACATATACTAAGAAAATACGGCAAAACAATCAAAAAAGTTGCATTTAAAAAAGAATCTTATTTTTTAAAAAAAATAATTAGCAAAATACTTGCAAAGTAAAATAAATTATATTACATTTGTATTGTAATTAAAAAACAAAGCAAAATGAAACAATTATTAATAGGTGGACAAGCTTTGGTTAAGTTAGGAAGTAATAGAAGTACATTAGATACAGATTACTTAATTAACAATGCCGAAAGTAAAGTAGCCTTTTCGCATGACAAAGACAATAATATAGATTATTGCAATGCAAATGGGAATCCTTTTTTTAAAGATATATGGAATTTAGAAATAAATAATATTGGGGAGATTGCAAGCCCACAGGCATTAATTGAGTTAAAGGCATACGCTTTTGTTCAGCATTGTTTAAATGGATTTTGGAAAAAAGCAGATGATGCCGAGTTTGACATTAAATTTCTTGTTCGTGAATTTAATTTAAAAGATATAAAAATTGCCAACAAATATATAAGTGTAGGCGAATTAAGAGAAGTAAATAAAATAATCAAATCAGTTAAAAAATAAACAATATGGAATTATTAAAAATTGGAGACAAGCTATATTTCAGAGAATATTATCGTTGGACATCTAGTGTTGCATATAAGTTCGCAACTGTTGAAAGGCTTACGAAAACACAAGCTATATTGTCCAATGGTATAAAGTTAATTAATAAACCACAAAAATGTCGTTATGATAATTCTGTTGGATATCCTGTTTTTGGTAATATGCTTAGTAAATGGCACATTGAAACAGAAGAAATCTTATTAGAAGATAAAAAAGAAAGAGAAATAAAATTTATTAATTCTTGGTTTGGAAATAAAAAATTCACAAATGAAGAAAAAAGGATTATATATCTTAAATTAAAAGAACTTGATTTATTAGGATTGTCAGATATGCAAAATATCCTATAACGTATGGGTATTGGCAAAATGGCTGAACATGATGCTCAATAGAATTACTAAACTTTAAAATCAAAAATGAATGTTAGGCAGAAGAACTGAACAGCCATTTTTCCAAACAAGTGATAGTACTTGTTTACGCATTCTAAATCTTTACGCAGGTATCGGTGGTAATCGTAAACTATGGACTGGTAATATTAAAGTTACGGCAATTGAATACGACCAAGCCACAGCAGATGTTTATAAAAGTTTATTTCCAAATGATGAAGTAATTGTTTGTGATGCACACGAATATTTACTTAAAAATTATATGAATTTTGATTTTATTTGGTCAAGTCCACCGTGTCCAAGTCATTCAGATATTAGGCGATGTGGTGTTCACGCAGGACAATATGAAGCATTATATCCGGAAATGAGTTTGTACCAAGAAATTATACTTTTAAAGAATTTTGCACCAAAGGAAACAAAATTTGTAGTTGAAAATGTCAAGCCATATTATGAGCCGTTAATTCAACCAGATGTAAAACTACATAGGCACTTTTACTGGTGCAATTTCAGAATATCAAATTTTGAAGTTCAAGACGATAGAAAACATAGTGATATTCAAGGTTATAGTTCTGTTTATGGTTTTGATATTAAAAACACTCAAATTAAAGATAAGCGTAAAGCACTTCGCAATATGGTTGACCCGGAACTGGGTTTACACATTTTTAATTGTGCAATGGAAATAAAATCAAAAAGTAATTCAAAGCAGTTTTCGTTGTTTGACTAGATTTCTTTTGATTGCACTAACAGTAAATAAAAAAACATACATGATACTTATATGTAATAATATCTATTTTTTGTTAATATATTCGTTTATTAAATGATTAATCAATTTACTTTTTGCTCCTATTTTTAATGAGCAGCTATTTTCTTTTTTATACTTTTCAATTGCCTTGTTTATTTTCATTTTAAGTACAAAACAATGTACTTGGCAATATTCACCTCTGTTACTAATCATAATGATATTTTAGTTGTATTACTTTTTTGTAAATATAATTATTTTTAAAAATAATTACGTATTTTTAAAAAAAAAATTACGTGAAAAAGGGGATATTACCAATTATTAAAGATTTCTTTTACGGGACAGCCCCCAGAGTCGCGGAACACTCTAGCTATATTTTAGAAAATGACTTCTCGAAATTTTTTAACGGGCTTTATTTAGGTGATGACTTTAAAAGAAAATCTTTGACTTATCTAGTTGAGACTGGTTACGTGTCTAACCCTATAATTTTCGGAGTAATAAACAGAATTATAAACGCGCAAAAAAACTTAAACCTAATTCCTTATTGGAACGGAAAACCATATGTAAAGTACTTAAGTAAGCCTTATCCTGTGGATTTTTCATACGCTCTATTTCAATTAATAACAACAGGCACAGTAGTGTTTTGGAAAAGAGATATAGTAGGATTTGGGGAACAAATAGAAGTATTAAATACATTGAATCTAATAGAAACAAACGACAGAGGCAATCTTAAATATAGCTATGATTTAAAAAATAATAAGTACATAATAATTCCCGAGGACGAATTGACTTTCATAGGTTTTATAGATATATCAAGCAGCTTTAATACTAACCTAGGAGTATCCCCTTTACAGGCTTCTATAATGCCATTAGAGGCATTGAAGTCAATGTATCAAATGGATAACTCATTGCTAAAGAATAAAGGTATAGAGGGGCTACTGTCTAATGACAATACTATGATACCTTCTACAATAGAAGCGGATGAAATAGATTTCGCTTTAGGCAGGAAACTAAAAGGCTTTGGAAAATACGGTTCGGTCGCATATACTAACGCAAATATAAAATATACTCAACTCGGAAGGACTGTTAAAGAGATGGCTCTGTGGGATGGTTATAAAATAAAAGTAAAAGATATATGTATTGCGTTGGGCGTTCCACCATCATTGGCTGGAGACAGCGATACGAGTACATATGCTAATTACGAAATGGCTACGAAATCTTTATACACAGACTGCGTAATAGCATTAACGGAAAAAATATTTAATGATTCTAAGGTGAAAAGATTGTTTGGATTTGAGACATATATTGATACAAGTCGAGTTGATTGTCTTCAAGATGACCAATTACTAAGAGTAAACAAAAACAAAGAATTAACCAACTCGATACTTAAACTAAATACAGAGGTAAAAAACGGTAATATCACAAAGGATATTGCGGTTAATATATTAGTGTCTGAGTGGGGATATGATGAACAGGAGGCGATTAAATTAATAATAGAACAGCCAATAATAACTATAAATAATAGCACACTTAATAATCAATTATGAAATCAGAATTAATGCTTAAAATAAAAAGTAAAGAGGTAGAATCTACGATTAACAAGGAGAAATTAATTGAATCTATCAAAAAAAAGAATAAAAATAATATAGTAAAGAAATGATAGGTTACGAAAATATAAAAAATAAAAAAGAATTATTTAAAAATCTTTATGAAAATAAAGATAAATATATTCGATATAAGAAGTCTGCATTAAAGATGTCAGACTCTTGCTTGATGCTTCCGATAAGAGATACATTTGAGGCAGAAAAGGGGTTGCAAACTAATTATATAGACAATATAGAAAGCGGAATTATAAAGAGAACCATAATAGGTAATACATATTACTGGATGGATAGTCACGACGATGTACACGTCGGCAACACATTCAGAAAATCAATAAATGATAATAAAAATAATTTCGGATTTCAAGTTGACCATGAGAATACCGTAATGGGGGAGGTTGGATATTTTGATTCTGTTTATGAAAGACAAGTGCTATGGACAGATTTAGAAATTGAAAAGCAAGGCATGACTACCGTATTATTAGCTGATGCAAATATTTATAATAGAAAAAATGAAAAAGTGTTCAATGATTATTTGAACAACGAAATAACACAGCACAGCGTCGGAATGTTTTACATAAACATAGAGTTGGCTATGAACTCAAATGACATCGAATTTAAGAAGAATAAGGCTCTATTTGATAAGCATATAGAACTTATAGGTAATGCGTACAAGGCGTATGAAAAAGGTTTCTTTTGGGCTGTATCTGAGGCTAAGCTAATTGAGATAAGTGCGGTGAAAAGAGCTAGTAATGAATTAACGAATACAATAGAGAATATAAACGAGGTCGCAAATGTTGCACCTTTCAATATAGAATCGCTTGGCAAAGCGGTTGAGTCTTCTTTTTTAGAATCTCAAAAATTTATGCAAAACATAAAAACAATAAATTATTTCACTAAAAATTAAATTAAAATGTTTACAGCGGAAGAAAAAACAGCCATCGCACAAGAGATAGGCAAACAAGGTGCTGAGTTGGTAACTCAGATGATTAAAGAACACAATGCAAAAGTAGAAACTATTGCAAAAGAAATCAAAACAAATACCGTGTCTAAGGAGCAATTAGATGAGTTAACAAAGTTGCAATTTGACTTCATGGAGCGTGTAGAAAACATTGCCAAAGAGCAGGGGAAAACAATTTCAGACATCAGGTCTTCTATTAACAACTCAATCGCAAGCAAAGGTAAAACAATTGCAAGCAAATTGAAAGAGGACTACAAGGAGTTAGAGAAAATACACCAAACTGGTTACGGTATTAAAACATATGTAATTACTGCGAATGAAAAAGGCGAGACAGTAATGGTTGATATTAACGACGTTAATAAAGCAGCTGCAGTACATGGTACTATTGATGCACTTGATGTAGGTTCTACTGCTTCAATCTTGCAAAACTTTAGCGCGCAAACATTGTTAAGAATGCCAGGAGATGCAATGATAGAGAATCAATACAGAAACTCTCCGTATGTGTTTGACTTGTGTAACACAATCACAACTTCTATTAACCAAAAGGTAGCAACATGGATTGACGAGCAACCAATTGAGGGAGGGTCTAACTTAGTTGTAGAGGGTGGCACTAAACCAAAAGCACAATACACATATAAGATAGAATCTGCACAATATCAAAAAGAAGCTCAGTTGTTATCGTTCACAGAAGAATTTCACTTAGATTTCCCTGCATTGGAGCAACAAATATTAACATCAGGGAAAGTTGATTTGATTAATAATATCAACAAAAAAATAATGCCTAAGATATTAAATGCTGCAACTACATTTAATATAGGAGCTTCTATTGTAGCTGCTGGTGGATTCGTTTCACCTAATGAATTTGATGCAATCAATGCTATGACAGCACAGGCTAATGATGCAACTTTTGGAACGGCTAATGCAAACGTAGCCTTAATGTCTAACATTAAGAAGTCTGTAATAGGTGGATTAAAAGACAACACAAACGGTTACTTAAATACGCCTGACGTTATCAAAGGTATTTCTTTTGTTGGTAATAAAGACTTCGCTACGGCTGCTGGTTCCAATGACGTAGTATTAGTAGGAGATTTGAAGCAATACAATATATTACTAAGAGGTGGATTGATTGTAAAAGTAGGTCACAATGGAAATGATTTTGCAGAAAATAAATTCTCTGTTGTAATGGAGCAATTCTACTTTGACTATATTTCTACAATAAGAAAACCAGCATTGGTAAAAGGTGTTATGGCTACAGTTAAAACATCTATTGAGGCTGCATAGTTATGAAAAGTAAAGAAGTAAAAAATGTAGATGTCGTAGAAAATACGGCATCTACTACAGATAAAGTATTTGTGGTAGAATACCCGAGTGATTATAGAGGGAAAAAATATTTTGTAAATGGGTATAAAATGGATATAGACAAAGATAGCGTATTCTCTATCACAATGGAAACTGCTATTATGTTTGAAAAAAGGGGAGTTGGGAAAATAAAATAAATGAGTAATATAATTAGTATATCAAATTTTACAGGTAACTATAAAATAGTTACAACAGATGTAAATTCAAGTAAGCAAGAGAGGTTAATAGAAAATATTAATACTTACGAGCGTATTATATTAACAGATATGCTAGGGTATGACTTATACAAGTTATTTATAAATGACCTCGTCGATGGCGTTCCACAGAGTCAAAGATTTATAGATATATTTGGCGAACTATGTTTAAATGACATGAATTTGCCGTCTCGTTATTGCTATTCAATATCAATGAAAGAGATATTAAAAAGAATGATTTATTTTTACCACACAAGAGAAATGCCAGTACAAGCGACTAGCAATGGTAATGTAAATCACGAAGTATCAATATCTAAAATAGATACAAGTATAAAAGCGGTAATATCATTTAACGAGGCGGTAAATATGTATCATGTAGTCCAAAATTACTGCAAAAAGAATCACTTGATTTACCCCGAATTTAAGGGTACTAGGGCTTATTACCAATCCGCTATATGATTAATACTGTTGATATATTAAGTAGCGTTGTAGGGTCGTTAAGTTATATTACATCATGCGAATACATAAACTATAACACTACAACTGATGAAAGCATGGTTAGTATTATAATAGACGATGAATGCTTAGGTATATTCATTGGTCAAAGATTGACTATAAACGACTTTCAAGAATCTTTTGTAAAAAAAATAATAAACGAAAATACAATAGTAATAAATGGAAGGCATCTAGGTATAAGTAATGTTGTAATTCATTCACCTAACTTTTATCACGGGACTATATTAGATGTAAATAATGAATTAGTAGATATGCCATGGCAATTTAAGTTTCCAATGATATATTTACACGAACGATACACAGAAACATATTATACAGAAAACAATATATTCTCACATTCAGGAAAATACAAGATACACGTATTGACGCAAGGCGACTTTAACGAATGGTTAATAAACGATTATAAGACAAATGCAATCGACCCAATGAACTTACTAGCGAATAAGTTTGTAAATCAATTAAGAAAAACAAAAGGAATTAAAATAGGAGACTCCCATTCAAGAACAAACAAAACAAGATTCGCTACCTATATTGATAGCAAGGGAGAGACACAACAAGAAATGCAAGACACCATGACAGGTGTAGAGTTAAATATAGAATTAAGTTTTCATAATAATATAATTTGTAACTGTTAATACAATGGCTAATATAACTATCCCACAACTACCGTCTTTAATAAGTAATCTTAAAGATACAGACCTAAACATATACGAAGACTATAACATATTAACAGGCACATATACAACTAGAAAAAATACGCTATTAGACTTATCTGTGTATATTCGCTCTAAGTTGTCTAAGGTAGATGTCGGTCTTCCTGATGTGCCTAACTTAGACACAAGCACGACAGCAAACATAACAGGTAGTTTGGATAAAAGATTTGTAACAGATTCTCAATTGGCAACAATAAATAACACATCAGGTGTTAATACTGGTGATGAAACGAGTGGATCGATTATAACCAAACTTGGGTTTACCCCATTGGCATCTGTAGACCTTTCGGTTACTAAAACTGCTACAACGAATACAATAACAAACACAGCTGGTAGCGAAGCAATATTGAGCCTAGCAAACGGAACATTAGCAGGGTTGTCTTCTAATGATTTCACAAATGACGATAAGACAAAAATAAACAATGCCTTAATTAAGGATGAAACAAACATAGGGTCATTTGTAATATTAGCAGACCCAGGTAACTTGAGTAATCAGTTTGGATTTAGCCCAACGCAGATTGCCTCTATTATAAACGACAATACTCATAATATTTCATTTGGGGCAGACCTGAGTAGTGACGGTTTTATATCGACCGCCTTGCCACAATCGGGGTTTTTAGCAAGAACAATTTTGAGTGGGCTTACTCCATTAACAGATGGAGTGCTTTCTACAAGATACCCAACAACAATTGGGATGTACTTGCACAGTTATTATGCCAAACCAGTAATTATTAGAGAGAAGATGGATGAATTTGGGGGGCATTGGCTTATCGAATACGCGGTTTGGTCGACTGTAAACAATTTTGATTTGGATGCCTTTGTTGCAAACACTAATAGTTCCTTATCTAACAAACAAACTACTTTAATTAGTGGGAATAACATTAAGACCATAAATGGCACATCATTATTGGGTAGCGGGAATATATCAATTAGTGGAGGCTTAACAGGCAATGGAGTAGTCAATCAAATTGCATATTACTCTTCGGCAAATAATTTGACGAGTTCTAGTGATTTGTTTTTTGAGCCTACTAGCAAAAGACTAGGCATAGGGCTGAATAATCCTACCGCTAAGATTCATATAGACGCAGGTAATACAGCAGCAGGCACATCCCCTCTGAAACTAACGACAACATCTGTTGCCCTAATGACTACACCCGAAGCAGGAGCAATAGAGACAGATGGGAATAGTTTATTCTGGACAAATGATTTAGGAGTTCGTGAAAAGTTAAACACATCTGTGGATTTAAACAATACGACCTTCATAAATGGGTTGTCTTCTGAAAATTATAAAAATAAAAATATAGTTGGAGTTGTTTTTGGGTTTGATTTCAAAACAGGAACGGAAGGATGGGTTTCTAATGGCGTTAGCAACTTCGTCATCGGAAACGGTTCTATTCAAGCATCTGGAGTAGGTGGGGCTAATATTTATACAAATAATTTCACATACACAAGCCAAGAATTTGTATTGCAAGCGCAATCTCCAAGTATAAACAAATTCATTTCGATAACAGATGCAACTAATTCTGGAGAGGGATTGGGAGTAGGAATAAGGTCGGATGATGGGTTATCGGATTATTTGGTTAAGATAGATTTGTCAAACACCGCCACACGTGGTAGGATTAGTATATTTTCATTGGTTTCGGGGGTAGCAACTTTGGTGTCTTCGTCAATAAATAATTTATCTTATATAACCAATGTTTCCGAAATTGCAATCAATTTCAAAAAAAGAGTAGACGGGTTTATCGAAGCAAGAGCGGTTAATTTAACCACTGGGGCTTATGTAACAACTAACCCTGTGGCTATAAGTATTGGGTCTAGGGCTTCAAAAATATCTATATATCATTTCGGGGGTGTGCAACGAATATTTAATATCCAGCTTAGGAACATATCAGCCCAAACTAAGGAATTTATATTAATAGGCGACTCGATAACTAACAATTATGGGGCTAATATTATATCCGCAGAAATTGGTATAGAGGCAGGGAGTGGATGTAAGTCAGATGATATATTGTCATCTATTAACGAAATAGTAAACTCTGGAGCAAATAAGGCGGTGTTAATGATTGGCTTAAATGACGCTGCTTCAAGTGTTCCTGTCCTCACATATATAAACAATGTGAGGAATATTGTAGATGCATTGAATGGAGCTAACATGAAGGTGTATATCTGCTATGTTACACCCACAACAAACCCCACAACAAACGGGTTCTCTCAAGCATACAACACCGAATTGCTATCAAAATACAACGGCATTGAAACCATAATAGATACATATTCATTATTATCTGTAGGTAGCACATTAAATGGACTTCTAAGCCCTTCATACGATATAGGGGATGGCATCCACCACAATATCCTCGGTCAAAAGAGGATTATTGCAAAAATATTAACATCAACAGAGAGGAAGACATTGCAAGGCACTGACATTGTTGGTTCTTTTAGCATTGTAGATGATGGGTTAGAGGTGGGTAAAACATTTGCTACATTTGGAACAAACACACCTAACAATGCAGGACAATGGTCTTTGCAAAATGCGGGTAGTCCAACTACAAGGAGAGTAATGACGGGGTCAGTTGCTGGGGTTACTAGAATCACTTTAGACCCCGCATCGGTTTCTTCTATCGCATTAGGCTTATCTGTTCAATCAGGGTTGACTGTCACAGGGAACACAACAACTGACACCTTAGTGGTTAATAGTGTTACTCCTTCAGCTGTCATATCTACATTTGGCACAAACGGGTCTACTGGAAGGTGGGATTTTCAAAATGCAGGAGCTACGAGGGTTCAATTAAAGGGATATAACTCAACAACTGAAAACATAAGACTTGACCCATCAGCAGGGATTTCTTCGTTGGTTAAGAATCTTCTTGGGTCACACATACAGACAGGGTCGTCTCTTGGGCGTTTGGTAATAGAACCCAATACAGCTACTATACCTCATTTATCTATAACCCCATCGGCAACGGTAGATGTGACGTCTCCTCAAAATGGTGATATATGGAATAATGGGACCAACCTAAAATTCAGAGTAGGTGGTAGTACTGTAAATATTGCTACGAGTGCTGATTTGGCAACCAAACAAAATACACTTACCTTAACGACTACAGGAACAAGTGGAGCGGCTACGTTAATAGGCAACACATTAAATATACCTAACTATGCCAGTGGAGGCGGAGGTAGCGGTACGGTGACTACGTTGTCTGTAAGCACTGCTAACGGAATATCGGGTACAGTAGCTACTGCCTCTACTACCCCTGCTATCACATTGTCATTAGGGGAGATTACACCTACTAGTGTCAATGGATTGACGCTTACTTCTAATACAAGCGGATTTAGTATTGCTGGAGGAACGACCTCTAAGACATTAACCGTAAATAATAGTATGTCCATCAGTGGTACAGATGCTACCACGATGACATTCCCATCTACCTCTGCTACGATAGCACGTACCGATGGTGCACAGACATTCACGGGTGTACAGACAATGACATCCCCATCACTGACTACGCCGACTATAGGTGGTGTAGCTACTACTGGTGTTACGGGTAATGGCAATGTGGTATTAGCGACATCGCCTATATTAACTAGTCCAGAATTAGGTACGCCATCTGCAGTTGTATTGACTAATGCTACTGGATTGCCTTTGAATACTGGTATTACTGGATTATTGCCTATTGCTAATGGAGGTACCAATAGTAATGCTACTCCTACTAATGGTGGAATAGGATATGGTACAGGTACAGAACACGCATATACTGCAGTAGGTACGGCTAATCAAATATTAATATCAAACGGTGCTGCTGCCCCTACATGGGCTACTAAACTACCTGTAGCATCCTTACCTTTCCCAACCCGCTCAACCACGGTAGCAAGTGCTGCAATAAATACAACCGCTACATATATCGCACCTAATACCTTTACTATTGCACCTAATACATTAGCGGTTGGAGATACATTCAGAATAACAATATATGGTACGAATACCAGTACGGTAGCTGGTGCTAATACATTCACTACAAGATTAGGGGCAACTGGAACTACCGCAGATTTAGGGTTAACTGCATTTGCCACAACAAGTGCAGCGAGTGGAACAAATATACCATTCAGATTGACATTAACGGCTGTTGTTAGAGCAATAGGAACTAGTGGCTCTGTATATACATACGGGGTATTAGAGAATCAAGGAACGACAGGAATAGCAACAGTATTACAATCAATAAATACAGGAGGCGTGATAACGGTAAACACAACAGGAGCTTTGATATTAGGGTGCAGTTTGGTCACAGCTGCAACAACAACGACAACAACTATTCAAAGTGCGATTATAGAAAAAGTGTAATTTAAAAATGAACGTAGAAATAAATAATACAATGGGTGGGTATATAATGTGTATAGCTAATATTTTAGTTGTGCTTTTATCTGCAAATAGTTTCTTGGGGTGGTCTGTTGCCTTAATAGGGAGTATATTTTTCATGATAAACCAATTTATTTTATTTAAAAAAAATATAAGAGAAAACTATAATAGTAGTTTGAGGCTATGGGTTATGTCCATGTTTAAAATTTAGTAATACAACTCTTTTTTGTGAAATAAATATAAAAGGTAATTACTTGTTAAATTTAAGGAATAAATCGTGTCTAAGAAATAAAATTCAATAAAAAAAATGAAAAACGTATTAATTAAAAAAACATTGCAAGAAATAGCAGGAGTTGAAGGTGTTTGTAAGGGGCTATTAAATGAAAGTGTATCTGCATTAGATAAGTTAAACTTAAAGGAATTTTATAAAGAGAAATACCCCGAATTAGTTGCATATATCAAAGAAAGAGAGCAGTTAATATTATCGTTTGATAAAGAATTGTTGGGGGAAAATTCTAAAGAAGTTGAGCAGAAATATATTGATAGTGACAACAAGGAGTATAGAGAATTAATAAACAAAGTGACCGCATTAGACAATCAAGAGTCTAATGCGTTTAAGAAGTTTCCTATAAATTCGTTCTCATTTATCGTTTCAGAGTATAATTATACCGACTGTTTGGAGCTGATTTGTAACATTTAAAAAAATAATAATATGGCGTGTAAATGTAATGGGGGTCTTGCTAATACTGGCATAGACAACGGTTGTAAAGAATTTTTCGGAGCAACAAAAGGGATAATATTAATGAATACATACGATTCGCTAGGCGTTCGCAATTCTATATTATCGAGTTCAACAATAGATTCTGCTTTCTTGACATTAAAATTAAACGAAGTAGATAAAACAAAAAGATGGTATCCAATTTCTAAACTTGAAAAGGCAGAAATAACACAAGCGGAGAACGTTTATGAAGAGGCGGCTGACAGGAAACTATTTGTAAAATCAGGAGTACGTTCGTTTGCTGCTGAATTATGGCAGGTATCAGAAGATTTTGCAGGAAAGATAGACGACATTAGATGTAATGAGACATCGGCTTACTTAGTAGATGCCAATGGTAACATTCAAGGTATAATTTCAGAAGACGGAACAAAATTATACCCGTTTAGAATATCTCAAGGGTCTTGGACTGCTACATATACACAAGCTTCTGAGAGCAATAATACTTTGGGCAAAGCGATGATTTCTTTTTCTTTTGACAGAAATGACACATCCAACTCTGATTATATTAGAATGATTACAGGAGTAACTACCGATATTCTATCTGCTACTGGGTTAATAGATGTAACATTGATAGGGTTAGCATCGCCTACCGTTACTGCTACATCTTTTAGCATATCTGCTACAATAGAAAATGGAACGGTAAATCCTAGTAAATTCACTAAAATATTGTTAGCAGATTTAGTAATTAAAAAAGGGTTGGTATCAGTAGTGCCTACTGCAATAATAAATAATAACGATGGAACATATTTAGTAACAATACCATCTAATGTAGCTAGTACGCTATCTATTTCTATTTTGAAAACAGGATTTGAAAGTAACACTATTGCAATAGTAACTCCGTAAAGTTTGTTGATATCTTAGGTTTGATTTAAGGGGGGTTAAGCCCCCTTTTATCTGTTTTAAAGTTTATGATAAAAGTATTAAGGCAAAAGATAAACGAGTTAGAAACGCTTAAAAAAAGCATTAATATTATAGATATATTTAAAAAAAAAGAAGTCATAGATTATATAATAGAGTTAAATAGATATGACCAAATATGGAAAGATGGAGTAGATTATAAGAATGAAATAATAGGTTACTATTCATATGCAAGTGAAAAGATAGCGAATATAGAAGGTAGGAGTTTTACATACAGAGGTGAAACAAAAGTAAAAGAAGCAGGAGACCCCTTTTTTTTACTAGATAGTAAAAGTTTTTTTGATTCTTTTGATGTTATAGTAGGGAGTAAGTCATTTAAAATAGTAGCAGATTCTGATACAGCTGATGAAATAGAACGTAATTATGGTAACGTATTAGGGTTGACAGATGAAAGTAAAAAAAAATTTAAGCAATTCATATATGATAAATATTTTAAAAAAAATATATCTAAAATTTAAGCCAAAAAGGTACGCTACGGACATTAAAGACTTGTTAATGATAGATTATATAAACTTCATAGAAACAGGGCTTATATCGGCATTAGAATCAAAATCAGGGCAAAAAAACGCAGACAATTCTTTACGTAAATTCAATTCGTCATTTTCAAAACATTTTGGTCTATCTGCGGATTCTAAAAGGCTTCAAACATTATTAATAGAACTTGAATTGCTAAATATACAAGCAGATTGTTTTGACAACGACTTAGCGGATGTCAAGAGAGAGTTGAAAATAAAAGAGATTGAGGCAATAAATGGAACGCAAAATAAAATTAAAAATATACGTCGCGAATACATGAGCTTGTGGGCTTCGATTGAAATTGAATACAAATTTCGACTGGATGCAAATACTACCACCGTATATGACTTCTACAACTATTTACATTTGCTAAAACACAGGGCTGATGCCTTCGAGAAAAATGGAAAGTAATAATATAAATTTTGATGACATTATTAAAGTTGGCAATTCTATAAAAGAATTAGCGAGCTTGATTAAGAAGTTAAAGCAAACTGAAAGTGGATTATTAAACATTATAAAAGTAAAAGAAGAGTTTTTAAAGTCTCAATTAGTGGGGGATATTGAAGATAAAAACTTAGAGAAAATAAATAATGAAATATCAGAAAGCATTGCAGTTCGCACAAAATTATTAGATGTAAGGAAAAAAGAAACTGAATTGCTTAGAGCAAAAAAAGCACTAGAAAAAGACGAAATAAAACTAAAACTAGCGCAATCAAGGGCAACAATTTTGCAACAAAAAGAGCAAGATAAATTAAACAAGTCTAATAGAGATAGTAACTCGATATATGCACAAACTCAAAAAAGATTAACAGAGCTACGCAAAGAGCAAAGAGACTTACAAGTACAACAGAGTTTAGGAGTAAAGTTAAATGATGAACAAAAAAAGAAATTAGCAGAATTAACAGAAGAAACAAATAGGCTAAATGATGCACTAGTGCAGACAGATGAAACGACAGGTCAATATCAAAGAAATGTAGGTAATTATAACAATGCAATAAAAGAAGCACTAGGGTCAAGTAATTTATTTTCACAAGCACAAGAAACGATAGGCGATGTTACGACGAAAGCAAGTGGGGTTATAAATGGAATATCTTTAGGGTTTAAAAATTACGCAAGTAGTATATCAAACGCTAATGGTATAATGGGTAAATTTTCGGCTGGGCTTAAAGGCATTGGCAAAGTTGCAAAGGTAGGTGGTTTATTTGCAGTTGTAGCTGTGTTAGGTAGTATTGGAGCGTTCTTTAAGAGAACACAAGAAGGGGCGGACAAGCTAGAGGTTATAATGAGAAGCATTGGAGCTGTTGCCTCAGTGCTTTTAAATAGATTTGCAACGTTTGGAGGTGGTGTAGTAGCGTGGTTTGAGATTATGAATTTAAAAGCGGAAAAGTTTGCTCTTAAATTTGATAGAGCATTTACGTTTGATAAAGGGAAATTAGCTATAATAGATGAAGAAATAGAGGCATTAAATACTAAAATATCGGATGGAGAGGTGAAAGTTAATGATATAAGCACGGCTTGGGATGGTGTTGGTGAAGAGATTTCTAAAGCAATAGAAAATACGGCTAAGTTGGTAAAACTTGAACAAGATTTTGAAAAGCAATTAATAACAACTAATAGAATATTAAGAAAAAATCAAAGAGATATTGACGATGCAAGACGTGATGCAGACGACACTACAAGCTCATTGAAAAAAAGATTAGAAGCAGAAGATAATTATAATGCATTGTTGAGTTTTAGATTAACTACCGAAAAGGAGTTAATAGGAGTAGAAAAAAAGAACCTATTAGACAGAATTTCAATAGAAACTGGATTAACGTCTGCTGTAATTAACGCAATGGCTATTAAGGGCGAAGTAGGGGGGACTTTTACTTTAGAAAAATTAAAACAACTAGATGAGGTTTTTGAAAAGGAGGCACAAAACTTAGACGATATAGAAGACTTAACAAGGGAATCCACCATAAGAAAAAATGAGATTAGCCTAAAAAGTAGAATCAATAATATAGCAGATATAAAATCTTTCTATGATAGGCAAAAAGAGTTTATTATTGAAAATTTAAAAGACGAAAAACTAAGCTATGACCAAAAATCATTATTAATAAAAGAACTTTCCGACATTGAATTGGAGAAAGAAAAAAAAGTAAATGATATTATTATTCAGAGGTCAAATGCCGAAAGATTAAACAATAAAGAGAAAGTAATACAAATTGATTTAAACGATTTGCTATCATCTGCATCTACTGAGATGCTAGAGAATAAAATATTTGAATTAGGCTTAAACGAAAAGGAAAGAGACCAATTGCAGACATTATTGGATAGCAAAAGAGAGCAAATAAACCTTGAAAAAACGTTACTAAAGCAATTAGAAGACGCTGAAAATAAAAGGAAAGAACTAGAGAAAAAGGAAGAAGAGGATATAAATAAAAGAGACCAATCTGCACAAAATAAGATAGACCAACAAAATAGGGACGAGCAGATAAAACTTGCTGAGAAGTCTAAGAATCTTGACCTAGAATACGAAATGAAGGAAGAAAATTTACTTAGACAAAAAGAGTTAGAGTTAAGAAGCGTTGAATTAACAGAGAAAGAAAAAGAAGAAATAGAAAATAGATATAGAATAGAGGGTGAAAAATTAGAGAATGAAAAAAGAGATAGACAATCAAGCCTGGATAAAGAAGATAGAAGAAAAAGATTAGAAGAAACCCAAAAAATAACAGATGAGCTGAACGCTGAATTTAATAAGCAAATAGATAAAAGAAATGAGCGAAGAATAAAAGATATAGACAAAGAAATTGAGCAAAAGAAAACGGGAATAGATAGACAAAGAGACCTTGCTAATAGGGGTCTTGCCAATACGCTTGCATTTGAAGAAGCACAACTTGCAAAATCTGAATTAAAAAAGAAGCAAGAAGAAGAACGCCAACAGAAACAAAAAGAGGCATTGCTTTTAAAAGACGCATTCTATAACGCATATATAGCGGAATTAAAGCAAGAAAATTCAAACCCCTTAACAGCGCTAGGTAAAGCTATAAAGGGGGTTGCATTGGCAAAAGCAGGAGCTTCTATAATATCTAAATTGCCTGGATTTATTGAAGGTACAGAAAACGTAGCAGAATCTTATTCTAAATATAAATATAGCAATGGTATAGATGGTTATGTAGCAAGGTTTGATGGCAGAGAGCGTATTTTGAACCCTGAACAAAATAAATTAATAGGGAGCATTAGTAATGACGAGCTATCGCAATTGGCGTTTAAATATAGAAATGGAACGCTTGTAAATAATGTAAGCTTTAACAACAATATTCATATCGCTTCGTTGCAAAATGAAATAAAAAAACTAAGTTATATAGTAGAAAACAAGCCCGTATCCTCTTTTAATATTGACGGTTTAGGTAATATTATAGAAACGGTTGTAAGGAAAAATTATACAACTAAAACCATTAGAAAAAGAGGGATATGAGAATAGATACTATAATAAAAGGCACAAAAGTAAATGACCCTTTAAATATTAAAGAGCTTTCTATTCAATTAAATTTTGATAAGAATAATATTGAGTTTAGAACAAGCGTGCCTAGGTTACAGTTTGGTGTTGGAGGGCATAGCTTAAGCGATGGGTCGTTTTTGCTAAATGATGAAATAATAGGAGGTGCAAATGGTAGGACAAACGGGGTCTTTGAGGGAGTACCTTTAGAGTTATATCTAAAAAGTGAGGGTAAGTATAGTAGGATATTTGATGGAGTCGTTGATTTGACAACGGCAAGCATAGGCTGTGAAAAAATAGAAGCGGATTGCATAGAGACTACTGGCATAGATGTATTAAAAGATTTAGTAAACAGTTTTAGTTATGAATATTTATACAGCATTGGAAAAATTACAAGTAAAAATTTTGTGGGCGTTCCTTATATTTGCAATAATATACCAAGTGCATCTGATGCAGTAATGGCTACTGTATCTGTATTCACTATGGGGTTTGCGATAAAGGAGCAAGTACAGGCTTTAGCAGAATTCATATCTGGTCTTGCCAATCCATTTGAGTTTACTAACATATTAAGAATTATTGCTAGGGTATTATATTTAGGATTACTTGTTTACATTATAATTCAATTAATATTAGACTTGTTTGAATATTTAATACAACCAATAAAGTATCATGTAGCAATGTCATTAAGAGAGCATTTCGATATAGCCTCTGCTCACTTAGGATATGGATTTAAAAGCAATATATTGAATGGGGAGTTAAAGAACTTATATATTATCCCAGAAAGATTTGCTCTAGAAGATAATGGGGTTAAAAAAATATTAGGTTTTAAAAAAAAGAAAAAAGAACAAAAGGGGTTCTATAATGGCACTTTTGGCGACCTGTTAAGAGAGATTTCTACCATATTCAATTGCGATGTATGGGTGGAAAATAATTACATTTGTTTGGACAAAAAAAATATTAAAATTTCAAAGTATGAATTGCCTAATGTAGAGTTGCCTAGTTATGCTTTAAACACAAATGAAATAATAGCAAATAAAATACTGGCATTTAATATTGATACGAATGACAAAAATACGATACAAAATTACTATGGAACTTCATGTCAGGTAATACTAGAGCCTATTTCTTTTTCGAATAAAAAAAACATCTTATTAAAGAATTTTGTTGAGGAGAGAACACAATTTGCTAGAGGATTTCCCAAAAAAAGTCTAACTACTCCAGAGATTATAATGAGAGAGGGTTTGGAAGCAATTGATGTTGTGATGAAAGTTGTTATAGCTATAATAACTCCTGCAATAACTGTAATAAACAAACTAATTGACACAGTTAATAATATAATAGATAAGCTAAACAAAATCGGGATAAAAATAAAGGCAAAACTGGAAAGACTAAAGAAGCCTAAACACCCTAACTTTTCAGAAGCGATAGATAACAGAAAAGGAATGTTAGAGATAGAGAATGACTTCATAGCAGTTCCTAAACTTGTATTATTAGACATAAATGGGGGTGAAATAGGAGGAACAGACGACAAGCTAAATAAGATTAGTGCTAATAACTCAACGATATTAGACGCTGGGTATATATATAATAATTACCATTCAGTAGAAAGTTTAGTAAACGGAAACCAGTATAGAATATACAGCGGTGTTAGAGTGCCTTTTACGGTTACAGACTACTATGATGTGTTAGACTCGAACCAAATACAAGACGGAGAGCTATTGTCTGTTGATTGGAATATATATGAACAGGTTGCAACTATTTCATTCAAAAAGAGGTATATTTATACGAAAAATTTAAAAGAAACTAAAATTGTTCCAGATGGAAAATAACATAATAAAAACACTTGGCTTGTTGATGTCTAACATCGATTGCTTGCAGAAAGAAATAGATGATATGTCGAGTTCTTTACCTATTGAAAAAAGAGAGATAATTAAAAAAGAAATTGAAACTCTTAACGACGAGAAAAATAAGGCATCTGTAAAATTAAATGAAATACTAAGCAAATTTAATCAAGCATGATAAATATAATTTCTGAAAAATTCATTAACAAAGGAGTAGAGTCCCCTTTGTTAATAGGAAACATACAAGATGATATAATATTTGAATGTAATTTTGATACAGAATTTGTTATATTTTCTAGCGACGATAATATAATTACAACAGGTCCTACGCCGTTAAGTATAGGAACTACGAATACAACTAATTTAATAAGTTCACAATCGGCTGGTACTTTCGATATTTTTAAATTAAATGAAATTATTAGAATAACATTTACAAACCCTCCTCCTGGAATGTGGGTAACTGGTGCTGACTGGAGAATAGTTGATATATTTAGTGATACGGCTATTAGGGTCGAATTAATAGGAAACCCTAGCTTTGCATTGCCGTTTGGCGAATTTTATGGAGGCACAACAAACATAATGATTGCATCTGCAAATGAATTTAAAAGCATTGAATATAAATATGAATTTGACTACAAAAATAATAATTATAAAAATAAAATAACAGGTGAGACTAATCAATATAATGGATTGGCTAATATAGTTGGTACATATTACGATATGATTTCTAGTCTATCTAATCCTGCAAAAATAGGTAATTGCGAGATTAAAATAAACAATACTGGAGTTATAAAGAATTTTACGCTAAAACACACATTTAAACTATTCGACTTTATAAGCGACACTTTGCTTTCAGACATAAGTAATGGATTGCCAAGTAGTGATTTTTCAAATGATTATGAGTTTAAATATTCTATATCTGTAAAAGATTCTAATGGCATATTAAAAGAAAGTATAGATACTAGTATAAGTACAAATACAGCAGGGTATGATAGGAACTTAGAAAACGGAATACCTAAATATAATATAAAATCAATAGAATATAGCGTTGGTAGTAGTATTAATAATTCAATTGACTTGCAAAAAGTAAATGACATTAAAATAAGAGTAGGTACAAGTTTTGCAATAAGTAATATATTAGATTATACATATCAATTATCTTTCGTTGCATTAAAAAGTAATTATAATGAAATTGATAAAACATATTTACAAAATCTGTGTTACAGCAATGTTACTAGGCTTTCAATAGAACAAGATAGCTTAGGTTATAAAGTGTTTAACAATAATCTAAGTATAACGATAATAAATCCGAATGAAATTGAAATAAGTACACAAATAGAACTAGGATCAAAAGTAATAGAATCATTAAAGTCTAATAATAGTGATTATGTTTTATTTCTATCCATAGACACACCCGTAAGCACATTTATTTCGTCAAGAAATGTTGTAGATTATAACAAAGCCTTTGAGTCCCTGCCTAACATAGACATATTTAATGCAACTACATTATATGGGTTGAATCCATTCTCGGAGAGAGCAGAGTTCTATTATAAATATACAGACAATATAGAGTTGTTCCCTACGGACGACGTAATGGCGACTACTCTAATATCATACGACAACACTATTGGTATTGATATACAAGCAATAGAATCAAGTATTATAGCGGTTAAGGCTGGAAATACATTAGTATTAGATAGTGTTTACAATTCGGTATCTAGTTTTGCAAATGATAGCTTTGGGGTAAAAGATATTGAGATAAATAAAGTAATGCCGTTTAAGGTTAGCCAAAAAAATACGTATGAAATAAAACGTAGAAGTGACTTAGACGAGCCAACTAAAAAGTACTATGAAATTAATTACCCATTTGTTGTGCGTTGGGAAACCTGGATAAAGGCTAATATAAATAGCATACCATCTGACTTATATATGCCATCAAGCCCAGTGAAAGGGATTCCTTACTATTACTATTACTATCAATTAAATGGATACACTCTATTTCATAGAACTAAGGCTATTTTCAGCTGGAACGGTAGTGTGTATGAGGACAATATTGATAAAGAAATATTAATAAATGATTACATAAGTGGAGGATTTACCTTAGAGAGCATAAAATCATTCGATGCAAACAATTTAGAACTCTTAGATGCAGGAACAAAATATATAAAAGGATTAACAAGAATAGAGGCTAAGTTTACAACACTTAATACCTATATATTGAGTGATTTATCAGCTTACTTTATGATAGAAGACTTTGAAAGTAGCGGTTTAGCGGATGCAAGAAAAACAATGATAGACAGGGATAATACTTTTAAAACAATAAAAAATATATCAATGAGTATAGGTGGAGGAGTTATAACTATAATAGGATATGTAAATTCTAAAGACTTGACGGACGGGAAGAAAACGGTTTATTGTAGGTTGTTTGAAAAGATAAACACAAATGATTTAACTTATATAGTTAGCAATTTAAACGAAAACATTGATACAAACAATAACGAGAGTTTATTACAAAATATATGATATTAGGAGATATTGTCAAAACGGATTTTACGGTTATAAACGTAAAAGAAGAGCCTGTCCAAAACATAGGCACAGATACAAGTAGCAACCTGTCTGTTAAAAATTGTTGTTATGAATTGCCCGTTTTTTGGAGCGACGAAATGAACGATTTTCAAAATGATAAGAGTGATTATATTTATTTTGCGGAGAATACCGTTGTTGGATGTAATTTACATTTACAAAAATATAACGGGATAGATTTTGAAGACATTACAATTTTAAACAATAATGATTTTGGCACTTATTACAATTTTGGGTTTATACAAAATCAATTCTCGCAAAAGGCAATAGGGGTATTAATAGATTGGAAACTTGTGTACGAATCTTTCGGAGATGGTAATTACAGAGTGAAAAATACTGTGTATGAATTATTTTCAACATCAAAAAGTTTATTTTCCTTTGAATATTGTTTAAGGAAATATACAAAAGAAAGAGCAGATTTTACGGTGCGATTTGATACTGTATTTAATGGCGTATATGCCATTAATAATAGGTACATAGACTTTAAAGATAGCAATTGGACAGGAAGTATTAGAATACCAAACAGTGTTGTGAAAGACCCTAAATCCAGTTATGAAAAAGAATTTGTAAGGTATCAAAACGGAGAGCAAGTATGGATAAAAGACGAGCAGAAAGAAACTTACAAGGCTAATATTTATTCTGCCCCTAGCTTTGTTCATAGTTACTTTAAAACAATGGTATTGCAGGCAGATTCGATATTGGTAACAGATTATAATTTGTTAAACCCAAATAAAGTAATAAATCTTGATGTAATATTTAATTCAAGTTATGAGCCAAATTGGGTGGATAATGTTATGTTTGCAAGCTGTGAGTTTTCACTTGAAGAGAAATTTATTAGGAAAATCAAAAAAAGGTGTTAATATGAGTAGGGATATGGAACGTATATTAAAAGAAATGACGAAGGTGAATATGAGAAATATAATAGTTTTTTTCATATCGTTTGTTTGGTTGTGTGGATATTCTTATTCGCTTTTTAACTATAAAGAAATAACAGAATCGCAGACAAATACATTATCTAAACTAGACACTTTAATAACTATTATAATAGGGTATTATTTAAAACAAGACTATAAAAAAGAATAGCATATTTAATAAATTTTAATTCATTAATTAAGAAATAAGTATTATAAAAAGTAATTATATAAATAAAAGAATGCTGGCAAAAATAAAATTTGATTTAATTGATTATACGTATAGTAATACGGCAATACGGATAGGTATAGAGAATATACCTACTGGTATTGAATATTCAAATATAATAGAGCTTCATGAGTATTTAATACCTAAATTATTAAAGCTATTTAACAACGCTAAAATAAATATAACAAGTGGGTATAGGTGTACACAGCTCAACAAAGCAATAGGCGGAAGTAGCACATCGCAGCATTGTAAAGGGCAAGCGATAGATATTCAAGTACAAGGATATACAACAGAACAAGTATATGTTTCGATAAAAAATAGCGGAATATTATTTGACCAACTTATACAGGAGTTTGATAGCTGGGTGCATATTTCTTATCTTTCTAAAAATAATAGAAAACAAAAACTAAGAGCAATAAAAATAAACGGCAAAACAATTTATAAAAATGATTAACAAATTGCAAAAATACACAGGAACTGCTATGGCTCTATCTACTTTAATATTATTGGTTTTACACTTACAAAAGTGCCATAGAGACGATAAAATAGAATCCACAAACGCAACGAAAACTAAAATAATATACATAGATAAAGATAGCAATAGACATACACAGATATCAGATAAGTATATTTTGAGAAGCGATATAAAAGAATTAATAGGTGAGCTGAATATCCCTAAATTAAAAGAAAAGCAAATAGAAAGATATATAGAAACAAGAAGTGTAATAGTAGATACAATATATTTTAAAAAAGAAAAGGACACTATAATAAACAAAAACAGTATATTTATTTTAGATAAAATAGATACCATAAATACCAGGTTAAAATACAAAATATTTGATACTATAAAAGTTGTTTGCTTTTGGAAAAGGTCATGGGCATTAGGTAAGAAAAAATATTTCGTAGATATACAAAACAGTAACAAGAATAATAATATATATGTAGATAAAAATATTATACCATTAAAAATGAAAAAATAATTTGTTTTTTAAAATAATTATTGCATATTGCATTATAATTGTTTTATTTTGTTAATTGATTAAGGTTGCAACCGTGTTCTTTTTTAAAGGGCGCGGTTTTTTTATAAAAAAATGATAAAAAATTTGCAATTGTAAAATAATTTAATTTACTTTGAATAATTAATTATTTATTTAAAAACAAAATGAAACGTTTAATAACAAAATTAGAAGCGATTAAAAAGGAATTTTGGGACAATCAAGAAATTTTTAATCACAACAAAAAGGATAATGAAAACATAGAAAGACAACTCGAATTTGATAATGAATTTGAGTTAAGGTTATTTGATTTTGTGACTAACAACTTTGGGTGTACATCTAATAGATTGCAGATACTATCAGAGTTAAAGTCTTGGATATACGACGAATTTTTAATTACAGTAGATGGGTTTGATATAACAGAGCCTATGGAGTTTTTGTCATATATAAAAACTAAATACAACGCATATGTAATATTTAATTATTAACTAAATTATGAAAAATAATTATTTAACTATTTAAGTGCGTTTTATGGCTTGGCGAAGAAGGGGTAATTATACCCACAAAAGTTTCATGGAATGACAGAAGATAATATAACCACAAATGTTCAATTGGAAAACGGAAGCCCCGCTTTTGCCAACCCCGTGTTAGCCGCAGTGGTATCTATGGAAGATTATCATTCGGCTATGATAGAGTTGTTTTCAAAAATAGATTGTGATTTCGATTGTATAGTTGCGTTAAAAAGGAGTGGGTGGATAATGGGTGCATTTTTCTCAAACCAAACAGGCAAACCAGTATTTACACCTTCTGAAATAAAATCATTGCCTGACAAATATAAAAGTGTGCTGATAGTTGATGATAAAATTTGCAAGGGTAAAGCACTTAAAAAAGTGGAAAACAAATTAAAATCAAAAGAAAAAATCATCCATTCGGCTTGCTTGTATGTTGAGGGAAATGTGTTTCCTGATTATTACAGTCAATTTTTGAATAGCAAAATTGTCCGTATGTGGTATGAACACCATTGCGGCTAACGTTTTGTGGTTTTGCGTTCGTTGGGGATAAATAGCACAAATGTTTCACTTTAATACAAATGATTATGAATAGCAGAAATGACCAAATTAAGCACTCAACCGCCACTGACGGCAAACCGCCTGTTATGTGCCGTTATTCTTTCAAAGCGTGGAAACTTAAATTTTGGTTTCGCTTATTCGCAATGTTTGATGTGTTGTTTTCTCCAAAGTTTGAACTAACTACTTTCAGAAAATACGGAAGTCGGTCAGCGAAAACAAAATTTGATAAAGCCGAAATTGATAATGCTGGTCGTTGTGGTTTGCTATAATGGCACATAACGGATTAGGGCTTTGCGAGGGGCAAAAAATAGAATTACTAATGTTTAAATTACTTACAAATGCAAAATAGAATTACAAATGATGAGGGTAGCACTACTGCTTTGCCTCTTGCAAAACCCCTGTTATCGGATGCCGTTTTTCGTCCAATGCTTTTTTCAACTCCAATGGTTCAAGCCATTTTGAAAGGTAAAAAAACAGAAACAAGGCGAATTATTAAACTCGATTATCCTAAATGGGACTTTATGGGGTTTGAGATTGGGAATAGTTACAGGGGAAACCACGTTGCTTTTGGTGTTAAATCAGAAAATAATGTTTGTGATTTATTAAAACAAAAGTTTGTTGTTGGGGATGTCATTTGGGGTCGTGAAACTTTTGCTGTGAAAGGTCAAAGGATATTTTATAAAGCTGATAATGATAGTTTTGAAAATGCTGGACTAAAAGGCTTATATGATTTTGTTTGGAAGCCAAGTTTATTTATGCCAAAAGATGTTTGTCGTCTTTTTTTAGAAGTTGTAAATGTAAGAGTTGAACGCTTACAAGATATTTCCGAAGAAGATGCAATTAATGAAGGTTTAGAAACTTCAATTGTCAAATCGTCAATATTTCAAAAATATTTAGGTTACAAAAACTATTACGTTCAAGATGCCGAAGATGAACTTTATTATAGAAGTCCAATTGATAGCTATAAAAGTCTTTGGATGTCAATAAATGGTTCTCAAAGTTGGCAAGAAAACCCGTTTGTTTGGGTTTACACTTTCAAAGTTGTAGAGTGTCCTTACGGTTTCCGATAACGGTCTAGGGCTTGTAGCAGTAGGGGATTAGAAAGCACTACTGCTTAGTTACCCACTAAAGCTGATTAGAAGTACACAGCTTAATTAAAGCACTTCTGCCCCTATTGCTACAAAACCTTGTTAGCGGTTCGGGCTTAGTTTCACAAGGGTATCAAATTTTAAATTTATAAAAAATGTCAGAAACATTAACAACAACTCGTCCAACTTGGAATGAAGAAATGGTAAAAGAACTTGCTCAAATCGTAGGCAAGCAAGTAAAAGAATGGTGCAACGATTCAACACCATTAGAAGATTGTATTGAAACAGCCGAAAAAGTGCTACAATGGCATAGCAATGATAACGGCTATGAAATTGCAAAAGAATTTGAAGATGAAGGATTTTCACCTGATAGTGAACTTGTGGAAATTCTTGATAGTGTTTGTTATGATAGAAGTAAAGTTCAAGAAACATTTATTAAAAAATGGGTTGCTGATAATAACCTAAAACTTGAATTAGTTGAAGGTCAAAAAGTGATTGCAAAACTTGTTCGTAAAGGCGAAGTTGAAGGCGAAATTGTAAAATTATATCCTGAAACTATGCAGTATGGTTTTTGGTATGAAGGTCAAGGTTCAGAAAAAGGAAAAGGTCATACTTTTGTGAATTTTGAAAATATCGTGAGTGTTCTTTAGCCTGACCGCTAACGGTAAACGGCTTTGTGCAGGTGGGGATTTAGTAGTACAACTGCTGAATTTAGTACAAAAGCCTATTAGAATTACTGATGTTCAATTTAGCACATTAGCCCCACTTGCACAAAACCGATGTT